AAATGCCGCGTTGTAATCTCCAGATGTTAAAGCGTCTAAAGCACCAATACCTACGCCTGTATTATAATGAGCGGATGAAATAGTTCCAGTTGTAGTATGACCAATAATTAAAGATCCTGTAAAGTTTGCGCCTTCTATTTGATAAGGTAAAACGCTAGTTTCGTCATATAACTCCGCAAAGTTGTCGTTACATATATCGAACGCAGCTCTTAATGAAGTACCTGATCCATCATTTGCTGCGGATCCTATGTTTATTGTTTGTAATGCCATTGTTTATGTTGTTACATTATTGTTTGATCTGCTGTAAAAAGTGTAGAGTCAGCAAAAATTTGAGCACTGTCTGCGGTTAAAAAGAAACCACCTAATACCGTATTAGCAGTTGTAACTTGATTAAAAGTTTCAACAGCTAAAGTGTTTCCAAAAAAACCCATTAGTATAGTGCCATTATGTCGTCAGCAGTAGTAAGAGTAGAATAAATTCTATTTACTTTTATTGGTAAAAAAGAACCAGCTGCAACTTGTTCAAAAAGTACAGGTCTAAATATTGCGTAATTTAAAGGTGAGCCTGAAGTACCAGAAAATATATCTTTAGCAGAACTACCACCTGGCACAGTTACTAAACTTAAAGTTGTATCACTATCAATAGCGCTTACAAAAGCAAAAGAACCATCTGTTAAATTTTCTACTCTATCACCTACTAATACATCGTAATCACCACCGCTAAAACCAGCATCAACTAATTTGTTAGAAGTATCAGTTACAGTAGTGCCTGTGAAAACAGCTGGGCTGTTAGAAAGGTCTACTAATACATTACCTTGAACACCAACGTAAACGCCAGCCCCTTTGTAAGCTCTAGTACCTACTAATTTATCTAAGTCTAGACTATCGCTTCTATAGTCTACACTACTACCACTGTTTCTTATTTGAACAGCGTGTGTTACAGTACTCATAGGGTTTTTGTCTATCGGAAACTGCCCTCCGTTACTTATGTGAATATCTCCGTGTGCCATTTTTTTTTATTTTATCTATTTTTGTCTTTGTTGATTAAACTTATAGCTTTAATCATTACTTTGTTTGAATAAGAATCACCTCTCATTATTTTATTTCTTCTAATGCTAGTTGGTAAATCTTCTGTACCTAACAACATCCTATATATTCTACTTATTAATTGACTACATTTAAATGAAGTCTTATATATAGAATATTTTTGTGTTGTATTATTTTTATTTCTCCAAGATACTATCCAGCCTTCACGACGTAATCGCTCCCACCTTTTTTTATCCCAAGAATATGTATAAACTCCATTTAAATAGTCCTGTCTAGAAAATAATTCTAAACAATCAAAGTAAATTAGAAGTTCTAGATCAGCATCTTTTATATTGTTTGTTTTACATGCCCATCGTCTTATTATACGATAATGCTTTAACAAACCTATGCTTCTAAGATCTTTAGCTTCTAAATTTCTCATAAAACTATAACTACATCTTGTTGTTTTATAACAAGAAATAAATTTTCGTCTATCTCTACGTTAAATCCAGCATGTTTATCATAATATATTTCATCTCCAGTTTTTAAACCTTCAACCATATCACCTACTGATTTAACTATACCTTTTCTATACCTTACGTCTTCTTTTAATTTATCCGTAAGAATTAAACCACCTTTTGTTTTAGCTGGTTTTTCTTTTATTTCTAATATTACTAAATATATACCTATTGCTCTCATTATTCTTCCCTCATATTACTAATTACACAATCAGTTGATAATATCGTAGAAGCTACAGATACAGCGTTTTTTAATGCGCTTTTAGTTACTAGCAAAGGATCAATAATACCTTCTTTAATCATGTTAACTGTTTTACCAGTTATAACATTTATGCCTTCGCCTTTATTTTTTTGTGGCTCATATTTTAAACCAGCGTTTTGAAGTATATTTTTATATGGACTTTTTATTGCTTCTATAAAAATATCAGTACCATCACTATTATTTTTAATATTGTTAGCTGCATTTAATAAAGCTACTCCTCCACCAGGAACAATACCTTCTTTTATAGCTGCTTTTGTAGCATGTATTGCATCATCAACTCTATCTTTCTTTTCTTTTAATTCTACATCTGAGTTTGCGCCTACAGATATAACAGCAACATTTCCAGATAATATAGCTAATCTTTCTTGTAACTTTTCAGTTTTTAAACTAGCTTCAAGAGTTTTTAATTGATCTTCAATTTCTTTTATTCTATCTTTTGCTTCTTCTGGTATTTCAGATATTTTTAACACTGTTGTTTTACTATCAGATACACAAGTTTCGCATTGACCTAACATATCAACTGTAATTAAATCTACATCATCACCGTACTCTTCATTTATATGTGTTGCACCTGTTATAGCTGCTATGTCATCTAAAAAATCTTTTTTCCAAAAACTAAAACCAGGAGGTGCTATAACATTAGCTTTTATATTACCTTTTATTTTATTCATAACCAACGCTGTCATTGGCTGTTTTTCTAATTCACCTATAATAAGTATTGATCTATTATTTTGAACAGCATATTCTAATACAGTTTGTATTTTTCTGACTGTTGTTATTGGTGAGCTAATTAATAATACTAAAGGTTTTTCTAATGTTACTGTTTGTTTACCAGTGTCTGTTACAAAATTAGGATTTATATAACCTTGATTTATTTGTGATCCAGATACAACTTCAACAGTTGTTTCTTCTGACTTACCATCAACGTCCATCATTACAGTACCGTTCTTACCTACTTTTTTAAAAGCTTCACCTATAATAGATCCTAGCTCTTTGTCGTTGTTAGAAGATATTGTAGCAACTTGATCTATCATGTCACCTTCAACAGGTAAAGCAACCTCTTCAAGATACTCAATAGTGTTATTACATGCTTTTTGAATATCTTCCTTTATTTGCCTTAAACTTTCATCTGTTGTTTTACTATTAGCTTCTTTTAACAAACTATGAGCTAATACAGTGGCAGTTGTTGTTCCATCACCTGCTTCGCCAACAGTTTTTCTTGCAGCTTCTTTTATAAGTGTAGCACCTATGTTTTCAACTGGATCTCTTAAATTAACTGAGTTAGCAACAGTTACGCCATCTTTAGTTATCATGGGTCTACCCATAAAATCTTCTAAGATAACACACTTACCGCTAGCTCCTAACGTGGAGCTAACAGCTTGTGTCAATTTGTCTATACCTGTAAAAACTTTATTTTTAGCGTCAGAGCCAAAAGTTAAAGCCTTCACAATGTCTTGTGGATTTTGCATTTAATTTGATTTAATTTGATTAATTTAATTTATTTGAAAGTTTTAATTACTTTCGGTCCGTTTAAAAACTCTATTTTCTTTGCATAATGATCTACTGATGAATCAATAGCTTGTTCTGCTCCGTCAATTGTTTCTCTACGGGTTACATCAATCCAAGTTTCTTTTGTTTTAAAGTCTTGGTGTTCGGTTTGATAAAAACCGTTTGGTAATTGTGTGATTCTCCAGTTTTTTTTGTCAGCTACATGCTTCCAAAATTTTACGGTTTCCTCGGTTACTTGTGGTTGACTATTCCACGATTGAGTCTGATAAAAAAATGTCATTTGGTTTTGGTTTTAAATTAAACATTTTGGTTTGCCCTACACCGGGCCGGTTATTTTTTCTTTTTACGTTTGGTTTTTCTTTTTTTCTTTGCTTTTTGTTCTGCTTTACTAGCATGAACTGCTTTTCTTTGCGCTGCGCTTTTATATCCCATGTTATATATATTACTTATTTTCCGCAAGGTTTACCAGTAGATATATTAACCCACTTTTCTTTTTTAAACCAATCGCGAAGTGTTGCTCCTTTTTTACGAGCTCCTTTTACGTTAGACTTACTAGATCTTCTATACTTACCTTGAGATGCGGCAGACTTTTTAGCGTTTATAACTTTTTGTCTTTGCTTCTTACTCATGCTTTTATACTTAGCATATGGTAGACAAACTTTTGAAGTACCTCCTCCTTTTACTGACATAACTATTTCTTTTTACCTACGCCCCAGTTTTTAGCACCTCTTTTTCTACATTGGACTAACTGTCCAGAAGCATAAGCGCTAGGCCATACTTTAACAGCTCTTTTAACTTTGTGGTAGCAAGCATCTTTTTTTCCTTCAGCCATAATTAATTTCCTTTTTTTATAGGCACACAATTGTTAACGATTCTGTTACCTTTCTTTTTTAAACCTTTTTTTACGTAACCTTTCCAGCAAGGTTTTTTATTTTTTTTTGCCACGTTTCTTTCTTTTCAAAGCTTTAAAATCAGCTCCAGTTATTATATTAAATGGTGGCGCGGCTCTTGCTATCCTTTTTTGATTAGGTGTTAATTTTTTTTTCATATAATTATTTTCTGTATGGAAACATTATGTTCATAGCCTTTTGTCTACCTTCACAACCACATGGTATATTTAAACCTTTTGACACTGTGTCAACCATTCGTTTAATACCTGTTTTTTTAGTAAACTTATGTATGCTGTCTCCTAGTCCTCTTGATTTCATAGTTTAACATTTCCATCTACGCCTAGCCGCTTTACCTCTTGCGCTTGTCCAACTTCTTGATCTAGCGCAGAAAGACTTACGTCTTTTAGCAGCCTTGCTACCTTTTTTTACTTTACCGGTAACAGCAGTTTTTAGTTTACTACCAGGGTTTTTACGTTTATACGCAGCAACTCCTTTTTTAGTCATTCCCGCACCTTCTTTTACTGTGCGAAAATTACGACCTTTACCTTTAGTAGTTTTTCTAGGCTCTTTGCTTTTAGGCATAATTAATTACTTTTTCTTTTTCTTTTTCATGACCTTTTTTTTCTTTGTAGGTCTTACTTTTTTCTTTCCGTATGCCATAGTTTTATGTTTTAAAAGTTAGTGTTTATGAGAACGGTGTTGCAGGTGATCCAGAACATAATAATGTTCCTTCAACGTGCCATTTGTCAGCCGCTATGTTTGTTACAGTTACTTTACTACCTCCTCGACCAGTAGTAGTACCGTTAAATGTTATTTGATGAAATGTATCTGAAACTTGAACTGCAAAAGAAGCATTAGCATCAGAAGTATCTGTGTCTACAGTTAATACTGATCCAAGTAAATCTTCGTTAGTAGAATCTGCGCATTGTATTCTTTTTGTTCCAGCATTATCATCTAGTACTATAAAGTTAAAGTATACACCAGTTAAATCACCAGCACCAGAATCTGGTAAAGTAAATGTTGCTGCTGCATCATTAAATACAAATGTTTCACCTGAATCATTTGCTGTTAAAGTTGTATCACCAGTAGTTGCTGTGACAGGTGTTCTAAGACCTAATATATGCGCTCCAACTGTATTGTTAGTACCTATTACTGTTTTACCAGCACCTTGTCCAGTAGCGCCAGTTCCTATTACAATTTCATCACTATTAGTAGCTCCAGAAACATCAGCTCTTCTACCTATTACAATATTTCCGCTACCAGTTGTTATTGTATCACCAGCTTGACCACCAATTAACGTGTTGTAATCACCTGTGCTTACTAAAAAACCAGCTTGAATACCTAAAGCAACGTTAGCATCACCACCGTTTTGCACGTTAAGAGCTTTATGCCCTATAGCTGTATTATTACTTTCCGTGTCTTCAGCATCTAAAGCTTCAAAACCTATTGCGATATTACTACTACCTGTTGTTAAAGCATTACCAGCAAAAGAGCCAATACCAACATTGTAATTACCTGATGACACGTTTCTTAAAGATGCGCCTCCAACACCTACATTATGTAAGCCTCCATTTTGTAAGTGTAATACTTCGGCTCCAATAGCTACGCTTCCGCTAGTTGACGTATCTTCTGTTATAAGCGTTGCTCTACCGATAGCAATATGATCACTACCAGTTGTTATAGCTGATCCGGCTTGGCTACCTATTAACACATTACCAGAGCCTGTAGAAACTGCTGTACCAGCATCATATCCTATTGCAATATTTTTACCGCCAGTAGTTAAACTATCTAAAGCGGTATCACCAAGAGCAATATTATATTCAGCTACCCCACTAGGAGCTGTAGAGTGCCCAACTAATAAACTATTATTTGTTTGATGAAAATCAATACCAGTACCAGTACCCCACTCTAATATGTTACCAGAAGAAGGTACTTTTAGTATTTGACCTGCAGTACCTGTTGTAGTTGGAAACTGAAAATATGTAGAACCAGATGTATCACCTACTTTTAAACTACCTTGTATATAAGCATCTTTAAATGAATAAGCAGTAGAACCTAAGTCTACGCCATTATCATCAGCAGCATGCCATATTGTAGTATCTGTATTACCTAGCATAACTACATTGTTAGCAGAAGCTGTAACTCCTACACCTATCACTATTTGATTAGTACCAGCTCCTGTTGAAACATTAGCTGAATCACCAATTAGTATGTTATTGTTACCTGTTGTAAGCGCAGCAGCCGTGTCAGCACCAAGTAAAGTATTTCTTAAACCTGTGCTAACAGCTATACCAGATTGAAAACCTACAGCGGTATTATCAGTGACCGCGTTAGAACCAGGTTCTTGAACAAGCAATGATTTGTAACCTATAGCCACAGCACCGTCGCCGTCTATATTTGTTTGACCAGCGCCTGTACCTAAAAATGTATTATATTTTCCTATTGTCGTAGCAAGTCCTGCGTTAGCACCAACAGCTACGTTACTCATATCTACAGCACTTGCTGGGTCTTGAGCTCTTAAAGCTCTGTAACCTACAGCTGTACTTAAGTTGCCATCTACATTTGCATATAAAGCGTCAGCACCTATTGCTGTGTTATATTGACCAACATTTGTTGCTTGTAACGAATCAGCACCTAATGCCGTGTTATATGTACCAGTTGTAATTCCTTGACCAGATCTTGAACCTATAAATGTTCCGTATGTTGAAGTTGTTGCTGCTTTACCAGCTCTGTAACCTACAGCTACATTGTGAGCATAACCATCTGCTGGTTCTAAAGTATATAAAGCTTCATGACCTATAGCTACAATACCATCGCCATCTACATTTGTATATAAAGCTTGATATCCTACAACAACATTATCTAAAGCTGAAGTTAAAGCTTTACCAGATTCATAACCTAATAAAATGTTATTACTACCAGTTGTAACAGCT